GATCTTTCGTATCTGTTCTTCTCTCATCTTATGACGACCTTATTCTTTGCCTTTGCCGTCCTTTCCATCGCCTTCGCCGTCGTCTTCGTCGCCTTCGCCCCACTCAAGGTGTTCGTCGAGCAGTTCGCCAAGTGCGTCAATAGCGTTTTCGCCATTCTTTTTAGCGTCTTTAAACAGCTCATCGTACACGTCTTCTGAAGACCAACCTTCGTACTTAGTGTCATGGAAGCATTGTACAATTTTTGGATTGTGACCAATACGGTCGCGAATCAACAAGTTGTTAACAATGTAGTCAGCAGCAATGTTGTAAAGCTTTGGATGACGATATTCACGACGATCGAGGTGGTCAAATACGCAATGCAGAACTTCATGTGCAATAACAAATTCAATCTCTTTGTTTGTCATTGCGTTAAAGAACTGTGTATTGTAATACAAGTTACGACCATCTGTTGCCGCAGTTGGGCACCAGTCGTCAGCGTCAATAACGCGCATACGTGTTGCCATGTTACCAAAAAACGGATGACGCAATAGCAAACCAAGGCGCGCCACAATAATACGGTCAACAACGTCAACACGCATCGCTTCGAGTTCTTCTTTAGTAATATTAGGATTTGGCGCCCAGCCCTTCTTAGTTTTAGACGCAGTTTGTTTAACGGACATATTGTACCTCGTGTTTAGTGTTCATAATGTAGTGTAGCATTATTTAAGCTAGACGTCAACCTATAGAAAGAAAAAGTGGGTGGGTTTGACCCCACCCACTGCTCACCTTAAGACGCCTGTGCAGCCTTAATGTATTTGCCGTAACGATCGTGGAACTCATCAAAGCACTCAACCGCATCCGGATCAATTGGCAAGCTGTACTGAGATAGTGCGAGTTTAATACCCATCACAACCAGTTCAGTGTCAAAGTTGTCCATTGTAAAGCGTAGGAAGTTGTTGACTTTCTCGTCGAACTTCTTATCGCCGGCATCGTTTGCTTCTTTAAGCTCGTAGCAAAGGGAGATAGTCAAGGAATACATGGCACTGATTTCTTTTGCCTTCATCTCCTTTACCTTACCAGCAAGGATCTCTGTTGGATCCGGCATACTGGACGCTACCTTACGGTGAGCCATGAACTTGACCGCTAGTCCTTCACCAATTGCACCCGAAACCAGGTCAGTTAGTGTACCAGAGTCAATTTCATCTTCTAGCAATTCGCTAACAAACGACCAAGAACGCGGTGTTGCAAACGAACGGCTTTTTGTAGCTGGCTTGAAATCATACAGATCATTCTTAGAGAACTGAAGGAAACCAACGACATCTTTGTGGATTTTGTTTTCAACTGCCCACTGGAACCAGTCAGCAAAGTTGTGTTCCATTTCCAAGTGAACGAAACGGTTAGCAAGCGGAGCAGGCATACGATATGTAACACCTTTATCTGCTTCACGGTTACCAGCAGCAACAATCATAACGTTGTCTGGCAAGCGATAAGTACCAACCTTGCGGTTGAGAATAAGCTGGTATGCAGCGGCCTGCACAGCTGGTGCAGCGGAGTTCATTTCGTCTAAGAACAAAATAATGTATTTGTGCTGCGAAGCCAACGCTTCGTCTGGCAACTCAACTGGTGGAGCCCAAACCATTTTGCCTACGTTTGAATCAAAGTAGGGGATACCTTTAATATCAGTTGGTTCCCACAACGACAAGCGAATGTCAATAACAAATGCGTTAATAGACTCGCCAATTTGGTGAACGATATCAGATTTGCCGATACCCGGAGGACCCCAAAGAAAGATTGGGCGCTGTTTAAGCATCGCGTGACGGATACTTGCTTTTGCCTTATTAGGGCTGACTGTACGTGTAATTTCAGACATTGTATTCCTTTCTGTTATCAGTGCCTACAAACACTTTTGTAAGTGCCTATGAAACAGTTATAACAGCAAGGTTACATAAGGTCAACAACTTTATTCGGAATCAGCAATCTTTTTTGATCTAGTTAAAGCCTTAGCAATCCCGTACTTGCGTATGTCTCCGCTAAAGAGGGCTAACTCGACTGCTTTACGTTCGTTAGTAACATGTATACCTTTTTTGCCTAGGTGGTAAGGACAGTCAATAAATTTGTCTAAAAAGATAATCACTTGTGTAGTAAGTTTCATTTCTTCAGGAAATGGTATGTCATATGTAGCAATGTCGCATTTAGTAATTACATCAAGCCCTTCGTCAGTTAAACGAAGACCGCTGTTTTCTTTGCTGCGAGTATTCTGCCACCACAGTGGAAGATATTCGGCAACTGCGTCGTCATCGAACGGTTCTTCTAATTGTTGTAAGAAAAGTTTAGTGTAAGTTGGTTTATTCATTCGTCAACTTCTTCGCCGTCTGTTAATCTATAAACAGAAAACTCGTTAGTCTTAAACATTTCGTTAAGCTTTTTAGCTAAGTTATGTGCATGTCCAGGATTTGAAAAACTTGTTTTCTTGTACTTGGGTCCAGGATAATTTGTTAAAGAATTTGAACTTTTTAGGTTAAATGGTTTTCCATCGTGGAAAACGGCCCATATTGCATCAGCGTCTAGTACTTGTTCGCATCTGTAAGTCTTACCGCTTATAAATTCTAATAGTACTTTTGGTTTAGGTCTACTCATAGTGTACTCCATAATATACGTATATATTTATGACTTTAAGACACTATTTCCAGTTAGTACCACCATCCATTGTAATAGTGATTACTTCTTCTTTGTCAGAAGTATTACCTGCGTTTTCACTTACAAGCTTTTCAAGATCGCCTTGCATCCTACTCATAACTATACCAAGAGTAAATGCAAGGGTCTTAGCAGTTGCTATATCAAGCCTAACGTCTTTGGCCTTACTAGAATCGGCGGCTTTAACTTGCTGAATAAATTGCTGTAATGGTATTGTATTAATCGGTTCTGTTGGCATTGGCTAACGCTACTTTCATTTCAAGTTCTGTTCTAAAAGGACCTTGATATTCGTTCCTTTCAATAGTAATTAGCTTAGGACAAAAACTCTTAAGCCAGTTTACATTAAACTTAATTAAATAGTATCCAGCACAATAAACGCTTTTTGATTTTTCACTCTTAGTAAAAAGTGGTAGTTTTCTTGAAATGTCAAACATTCCGTTGTACGGATGACAGCGTGTAGGAAAACCGTTTACGTCCGAAGCCGAGTCTGTTACTTCTACTTCGGGTAACGTAACTGTTGCAGTTAGCAAGTTCTTACCAAAATATTTGGCTAGTTGTTTTTCATCTTTGTAAAATTTAACTCCGCCGCCTTTGTTAGAAACAATAAACTTGTCTTCGTCTTTGCTAAGAGTTCCAACACGAACTCCGCTGTCTTCGAGAATCCAAAACTTGTCTTTTAAAATTTCTTTAGCTTTCATATTATTTCCCTGGGTATTTTGCATTTAGCGGCTCTGCAAATGTAATAGCTTGGTCTGCAATTCGTTGCAGGTCCCACTTGGCGCAAAACTTCATAAGCTTCATGCCAACTTGTGTAACGTCCTTAGTCTCAACTTCGCCTAGTGTTTGTAATATTTGTAAGCGGATGTGTGTTGGTTGTGCTGTTAAATCACACAACGTAACGTTACGATTGTAATCATCAAGTACGCGATGTTCTTGTCCATTATGATCTACCCATCGTTGTAGCATTAGGTTATTCCAATTATAACCTTTTGACTCTTTGTCGTCAAACGCTTCGAGTAGACCGACTTTGTTTTTAGTGCCTTTTTTGCGCACACCTGGGTATGCACTAAACACGTTGTCGCTTGTGTCACCGCGCATACACTTTTCAAACAACAACCATTTAGGATCGGGCGGCGGCTTTACTTCTTTGGTTTTGTTATCAATAACTAACTTACCCTTGTCATCAAAGTAACCTTCGTGTGTAATAGTTGTATTACTTACTCCGTTATATTGCTTGACGTTAGGAGCAATCAATTGTGCAAAGTCACCATCTGTACTGATAATAACATGATTGTCGTTTGGATGATTCTGTACCCAGCCTGCAATCAAGTCGTCTGCTTCTAACACACTATTACGAATAACCGTGCAGTTAGTCTTCTCTGTAACAAAGTCTTTAAACTCGTCGAATATTTCCCAAAACACCTGATCCTCATCTTGCTGTGTTTCTGTCATTGCATCGCGATGTTCTTTGCGGTTGCGTTTATAAGGCTCGTAAAAGTCCTTGCGCCAGCTACGCCCTTCTAGGCAAAATACAACATGATCTGCTTTAAAGTCCGTCCAGGCTTTTTTAATGCTAGAAAGAGTGATGTGCATAGCCATGCCGACCTTTGTGTCAATATCGCCACGTACTACGTGTCTTGCGCGGAAGAATGTGTTCGCTGTGTCTACTAAAATATATGTGCTCATGAAACCTCTGATTTACCCTTGTCTAGGGGTACTACATTAATATAGCCACTTCCGCGACGTGTGTCAAGTCCTTCATCGGATAGCATTTGGTAAACAATATCTTTAAACCAACGGTCTACAATATCTTCTTCAGCATCTCCGTCGGCTCCGTAGCCATTTTGTCTTAGTTCGAGAATAAAGTATTCATTCCAGTCTAGTTCAAAAAAGCCATTGCGAATGTCATCTTGGTTGTATTGTACATCAAGTACGTTAATCCAAGGTTCTTCTTTTGCAGTAGCTCTGTCTTTTGGTGACAGCTTTGCAGCTTGTTCTTTAGCTACTGCTTCTTCAGTTTCTGCTTCTGCAACATGCTTTAACTTAGCAAGCTCAATAAGACGCTCTTCTTCTTCAATTCGCTTTGCTGTTGCAGCTTCGGCCGCAGCTTCAAGGTCTGCTATGCCTGTTATCTTTTTAATCCATTTTTTCATAACTGTTCCTTAATCTAACGGTGTAATAACTTTTTCAACTTTAAATCCTGCCATGCGTTGTAGCACTTCTGGATCTTCCATTTCTTCAGCTAGTGATTTTAATCTTTTATTCATGCCTGCTGGATCTAGCATAAATTCAATTTCGTTTTCTGTAAGTAGGCCCTGTCCGTTGTTAGTTAGCACTCTATTACAAAAGTCGATCTTAGCTTGCTCTGCTGGAGTATATTTAGTTTCCGGAAGGTCTAGCGGTTCATTGTACAATGTAATAATCTCGCCTTCGGCAGTCTTTTGTACCACCTTTGCTTTTACTTGAAATGTTGTGCTGTCTAATACAGTTTGGTAAATAATTTGTCTCATAGTAATTTCCTTATATTTTCAGCCAAAATTTCGGCTTCGTCCTTAGGTTCCCCAGGCGTTTCCGAATAAGCTGATGTGTAGTCTTGGAGTAAATCTCCATCCTTTTTCCATGCAAACTTCTGCAACCTCTTGGACATTAAGATTGTACTCTTCCGAACGACCACCCAGCGGCATAAGGTATACAGGGCATTCAATCCCCACGTCACGATATGCTTGCACAGCACGACCGGCTTCATCAATATCTGCACGATCAGCAACAACAAATTTAAGATAAAGATCGCTGCCATCCACAAGGCTATACTCGTAAGCAACATCAGGCTTAATAGCATCCTCCCAAGATTCTCCACTAACGGAGAGTTTAGGTGAGCAACTCCATGTGACTGTAATTCTGTCGTTATCGTTGAGATAATCGCAGAAGTCGTCGTGTAAGTTTTGTGTAGTGTTTGTTTCAAATGTGACATTCTTTAAATCCTGCATACGTGGATGTTCGAACAATTCGACATATAAACGTTGCCATGCAAGTAAAGGTTCGCCTCCAGTTAAAATTAAATGGATATCTTGTCCGTTATCCATTGTCCACTTACCTTCTGGAGTAAGTGAAAGTAGGTGGTCGACTACTTCATCTATTGTGCGATCATGCACCAAATGTTTAAACTCGGGATAGATGCTTGCATAAGTGTCACAACCTGTGTGTATGATAGGCAGGTCTTCGAACTTCTCTGTAGTTGTGTGTACACCTGCATCGATCAATGCTTTTACTTCTTCGTTATAACGTTGTCCGTTTGCAAGCTTCTCTGCACGACTAGGTTCGTCTCTTCCTAGTCCAAAGTTCATACAACGAAAGTTACAACCAAATGTGCGCAGGAATACACTAGGTACTCCTACAAATTTGCCTTCGCCTTGTACGCTATAAAACGCTTCTGAATATCTTAATTTCATCTTGGTGCAAACTCCTGTTGTAGTTTAATGTTGTCAAAAAACTCTTGCTTTGTAGCAGGATCCTTTTTAAACGCACCTTTAAGTACAGTTGTTTGTGTTAAACTACTATGAGCCATAATACCTCTGTTTTCGCAACAACCGTGTGTTGCTTGTATATAGACTGCTACGTCTTTTGATTTAGTTGCAGTGGAAATTTCACGCGCAATGTCCATTGCAAGTTCTTCTTGTAGCGTACCGCGTCTCGCACACCATTGTGCAATACGAGTGTATTTACTCAATCCGATAAGTGTGTCAGCTGCAAGAATACCAATGTACGCTACTCCTTTAACTGGTTGGTGGTGATGCGAACATACACTTAACAATTCACTTCTTACTACAAGCATACCTTTGTATGCTCCATCTGTATGATTTGGAAATGCTGTTGCGTTTGGCATAGGATTATAGCGTCCTGCCATAAGTTCGTTTATATACATTTTTGCAAGTCTTCTGCCAGTGTCTTGCGAGTTTGGATCATTTACTCTGTCAATTACCAAACTATCTAGCACACCTTCAAACTTTACAGTAAGTTCTTCAATAAGTGCTTCTTTGTCGCCCTTTTGCAAAACTTCTGAAATATTGTCACCTGCCCAATGGCGGATGCCTGCGTCTTCTAATTTTTGTTTAATTTCTTGTGATTTTGTCAATTCTTTCTCCGAGTTAGTGACGTGGATGTCATAAAATATGGTACAACATATAATTACATTGTACCATATATTTAGGTTTTTGTCAAGAATTAATTAAATTATTTATTTACTATCTTCGTTGTTAATGCCGCCGCCGAGCCTTTTTAAATCATCAATTGTATTTTTAATGACTTCGTCATCGTCGTTAAAGAATTTATCAAGCATTTCCATGCGATCATTTGCCGCTGCCATTTTATCTAATTCTTCTTGAATAGCTTCCACAATGTCACTGTGTTCACCGATGCCTGTGCTATTGTGCATATAGACCATAACGTTTGTTTTTGCTCTTTCGAGTTCACCTGCGGCATGCATTCTTGCAGCTTTTATTAATTGTTGTTTCATTTAGTTCTCCTTACCACTTTCTAGTGTTTTCTTTTGTGTGCCAATCGTATTCTGGATGGAACTCGGCTCTTTCCATCTTTAAGTCTTCGTGCTTGAGCATAAGCAAAGTCCTATCTTCCTCTGCACCGAAATAGAATGTAAACCAATAGTTAGACACTCTGTCCCAGTTTTCGTCCCAAGAGTATTTTGCTTTATCTAAATTATAGCAATAGCTATAACTCTTATCGACCTTGCTATAAAATACATCATCTTTGCCGTATTTTTCAATATATAACCGAATGTCTTTTAACAACCGTTTGTCAGAGGTGTCGGCGTGGGCATGGCATAAAAAGGGATATTCTTCTTCTGCTTTAAGGTCCCATCCTTTATCATATGACGACTTGTATGCATTAGGAAAATATTCCATGACTTCGTAGTTACTTCCAAATGCAATAAGTTTAGACATTTAGATTTCCCACGGAAAGTAAACTCCTGAAGTAGACTCTTTAGAGATCTCATTTGCATAATATTCAGGACGTATAATACTTGTACCACCCGGAGCAGTTCTCCAAGTATATGTCATAGTAGCAAACTTTACGTTCCTGCGCCAAACTGTACTCCATACTGCTGATTCGTTGGGCAGACAACTTTACTCCCGATCCTTTTTATTCCACTCGAATTTTTCTTGCTTGTTAATGCTATCTACAATTAGTATGTTTTTACGAAGACCCGGATCCCAACGAGCACCTGTAACTGTTTCGGTGTTGTTATATCCAAATGCATCTTCTGCCATCCAGCAATTAACCTCGCAGTCCGCGCCCTCGCTGCCGTCGGCGTTGAGGGAAACATTTAAGGTATGCATTTTTATATCGGTCTTGTAGCTAAGAATAGTAGCTAGTGGTAAGCCGCTGCGTGTAAGTCCGACAATATAGTCTGGGCGCCAGTTGGTTCTGTACATTTGCAATACAATCTTCTCTGCTGCCTTTTCGACGTCTTTCCAACTATATTCTTTATATCCGTCATGTATCATTTTCAACTAACGCCTTTACTACATCATAATTCTCTTTGGCTTTTTTTAATGCAGGATATTTTTCTGCAAGTTCTTTGATCCTAGCTTCTTCGGCCATCTTTTCTTTAGCCCACTCTGTAATTGCTACAATATCAGGATCGAGACTAATGTATAAATTGTCTCCGTGCATCGGCATCCAGAAATTATTATTAGCATTATAGTACTCAAAGCTTCCGTTGTTGTTTCTTACAAATCCATCTTGGGGTTTTGTGTCATCGGGGCAGTGACTTGAATAACTCGGTGACACAGATGCAAAAACCCCTGTGCCGCCGCTGACGCTTTGAATGTAATGGTTAGACATTATTTTGATTCCTTTATTGCGTCGAATGTTTTGTATTTGTCAAGTGCTGCTTGGTATTCATCTTTAAGACGTTTCAGTTCTGGATATTTTGCTTCCATGTCAACTTCTCTCTTAAGTAATAATACTGCATCACGTAGCTCGTCTATCTCTTTCATGACATCTCTGTCACCGACTTTTAATGTCGGCGGCGAGGAATCGGTAGATATCCAGGTAGTGTTAGCAGTGTCGTAAGTGTATACTGCGTTATCGAGCACTCCACCAATGCTAATAGTTCCCTGAGCAATATTAGTTACTCCTTCGATGTCAAGAGTACCCCAAGCATCACCATCACCTTCTTCCATTATATCCTCTTTCAAAATTGTACTGGTCTAAACACATATCTTCTATGGTCTTTTCTAAAGTAATAAAATCACTTAGATCGTCTACTACTGATGATACAGCATCACCTTCTCTGCGTGGTGCATGGGTTTTTCTTAACCTAACACCTGTAACTTTTTCCATTGTTCTTATTACTTCAAAGACACTATATCCTTGATTACTTCCTAAGCATTCGTACGGCGTGTTTGTCGGACCAGCTTCAACTGCTTTTACAATTGCCTTGGACAAATCAACTACATGTACATAATCTCGAATACACGTTCCGTCTCTTGTAGGATAATCAGTTCCATAAATCTTAATATCAGGAAACTTTCCTGCTGCGGTCATAGCTGCAATTTTAATAAGATGGCTCGGCGGACCTAGTTGTCTATTTTGTCCGTCTGTGCCACTTACATTAAAGAATCTAAAAATAGTATATCCATTTGCTTTTTCTTTAATTACATCTTCTGCGCATACTTTACTTCGTGCATATGGACTAGCCATATCCCAAGCACTTGATGTACTTGCAAACAAAACGTGATCGGTATTAACACAATCGAGCAAGTTCGCTGTGCCTGTGATATTTACTCGATAGTATTCAGTTGGGGTCTTTACACTAGGTCCAACTAAGCTTCTTCCAGCAAGGTGAACAACTGCATCGTATTCGCCCTTTACTTGCTTAGTAACGTCGTAATGAAGAAACTGGTCACAGTAAGCAGAAATATCGTTGTGTTCGCCCCAGAAATTTATATCCCAGCCTTCCACATAATGTCCGTGTTCTTTTAATAACTTACAGACATGACTTCCGATATACCCGGTTGCTCCTGTGACTAGTACTCTCAATACTTTCTCCTTGCTACCTCATCTCTATAGCGATGTGTATTTCTGTTCCACTGTTCGCCATTACCTTCCATGATGTCGATGCAGCGATCAATAGTGCCGCTTGTCCAGTCACTTATTTGACCCATGTTTTGGCTTGGTGTGTAAAGCAATGCATCTAGTTTATGAGATGCATCCTGTTGACTCCAAGGAACATACAACCGTGTATGATCGTTATTAAAGATTTCTGGAAAGCTGCGATATGCAGGAAACAACACATTACATTCTAATGCATCTGCTTCGCTAACAGTGTTACTTGTCCAATCCTGCAACGCACAGTTAAACATTACTCTGCTGTCATTAACAATCTCGTAGTACTCGTTCTTTTGAAGATTCTCATAAATCTTAAGCATACCGCGCCTTTCAAGATCTCGTGCGCGATCGATATATGCTGAGTTATTGCTACGTAGAGGTCCACCCTGCAGGATAGCAAATTCGGTGTCGTCATTGCCGTGCTGATGGGTGTAATGCCACGCTTCGATCAAGTCCATGTAAAAGTCCGGTTGTTTCTCTTGATCCCAACGTGCTGCAAAGACTACACGCCTTGCACGTTCGTTCCAAGGCTTGATTGAGTTGACACGACCGCGCACTTCTTCCTTGTCAAAAGCAAGTCCGCTGATATTGTAAATCGGAGCCTTCCAGTTTGCAACTTTCATGTTAGCAACCATCTCTTCGTTGCTAGCAAGAACACCTGTAACAAACTCGTTACACATTTCTTCGTACAAACTCATCCACTTACTCATGCCCCAAACGTGTACAAAGTCATCTGGGTCAACAGCTTGTGCTAGACAGCGTATCCAAACCTTTGGGCGTTGTTCTTCTGGAATTTGGTCCATAATGTAAGGAAGTGATTCCATACCTGGCTGAAACATGTCCTCAAAGAACACTACGTCTTCGCCAGTTACTTCGCCGTTGCGCATCATCTGTACAAGGTTCATCATTTGGCTCATGCTAAAGAACGAACGCCCGTGTGCGTCTAAAACTTGTCCTACGCTAATAGCTTTAGTATCATCAATGGTAGTGCCGGGCACTGAGATATACTCAGTGCCACGACGTTCAAATACTTTTTTACTCCAGTCTTCTAACTGAAGAGTATATCTACCTTCATACGGTTCTAGTCCCATATAGAATAGTTTACGCATTGTTGTTACGTGCCTCGGCGCGGGCCATAGCCTTCTTCCAATTCTTCCATTTGGTGTAGGCTTGCCAGACACGATTGTCTGAACGATATAGGTTTTTCTCGTTATAAACGTGACCTTCAAATCGGCAAAAGTCACGGAAATCGTCAAGGTCGTTAAAAACCTTATTAATCGTTTGATTCTTGATAGCCATCGGTGTTATTCTCCTTGAGTGGCGTTAGAGGGGTAGAAAATTAATGAGCCGTTTTCTCCGTCTTCGGAGACTTCTATTTCTACAAAGCGGCCCGGAAATCTTGCAGAAATTTCGTTATACAAGTCGTCGCTAATCATTTCGCAACTCTTGTGATTCAAATCGAGGATGTCTGTGTTGTAGAGCTTTTCCAACCAACGCTTGAATTGAATAAATTCAATGTCTCTATCGTCGTGGAATACTTCAATACGTACTTTGAAGTGGAAGATATGTCTGTGCGGCAAGCCTAAAAAGCTTACGTCATCCCAATCGCCTGTGGCAAGCTTAGGATCGTCTTTTGCTGCTGGATATAAGTGTACGCCTTCTTTGCGGAAGGTTACCCAGATGCTCATTGTTTTTTCTGTCAATTTATACATCCTTGTTATGTAATCGTGGTATCGTTCTTGAATATGCACTAATTGTAACACACGTTAACTTAGTGTCAATCTAAAGTTTCATCTTTAGTATACTTAGACCAGTCAGTAAAAACCTGCGGGTCTTTTAAGTTATGTAACCTATGTGTCCATACACCTGGATTAGTTGCATCAAAGTCTTTGTCGTCAAGCTTCAAGCAAGCATTGTATCCAAGTTGTTCAATGTATGGAAGTTTTGCACTAATCATCGGAATGAATCGATTTGTTTCTGAAAAACAGCATTCTGCAACCCATTCGACATACTTAATGTCAAAGTCAAGTGTTACCCAAAGCTTTAGTTTAAGCAACCCTTGTATCATATTTTCCCAGTCTGCGTTCTCATTATAAGTGCCGCCGTCCCCGGAAAGTTCAAAGCTTTGGTTGGCACCACAATAGATATGCTTAATACCGTTCTTAAATGCAATCCTTGCAATATCTTCTACATCTTGAGTGCCTACAACAAACAAAGTCTTTTCGCCATACATTGGAGTGTGTTCAACTTCGGTACCTATAAACAGTGTAACACTGTCGCGTGTACCTGATTCGTAAATTCGTTTCATGATTTCTTAACCTTGTGCATTTCGTTCCACACTCCCCAACGCTGCTTAACATAGTTGTTGACTTCTTCGTGTGGATAGTTTTGTTCCTTCATCGCACCTATTATACGATCAAGATCTTGTAGGGCAATCTCTAAAGTTTCAAGGCGCAATGATTTTTCATAGGGATCCATTTACTGCGCCCTTGAGTTTCGTTTCGATACGATGTATCTCGTCCTTAAGCCATAGCTTTCTTGTTTTAAGTACACGCACTTCAGGCGCGACGTTAAGATTACTATACTGCTCTTCTAAGTATGTGTCAAGCTCTTTGTGCTTGCGTACTAACTCTTCTAAGTGCGCTCTTAGTTTATCATACTCGCTATCGTAATTACTCATTTAAAACTCCATAAATGCTCCGGAAAATCAGGAACAAACGCTTCTTTCTTCTTTTTGTCCCATCTGTTGAGTTCTTCTTCATCAAGCACTTGATCTGTAATTTCAGTGTGCTCGTCAAAGTGATTGCCAAATTGTGTACTAGCGTTAACAGTTTTCTTGCCTATGTTAAGACGAGTTCCGATTACTTGCATCCAGAATTTGTTGTATTCTTCAATCTTAGCTAGACTTTTTTCTCTGTCTTTAAGACTAAAGATTTCGTTAACAATTTCTCTAAATGTAACAGTATTAAATTTTTCATCAATGAGCATATACGGATATTGACCTTGGTCGTACATTCTATTTGCTCTTTGTGTGCTTTCAATGTGCATCCAAACATTATGACCCATTTGCAACGCATATGAAAAACTATCCCAACTAGTACGTCCTTCTTTACCAATTTTATTTAGATCGCCAGGCTTGTAGTAACAGATGTCGCTAATCTTGCAATGCTTGCTTATTGGAGAATCTTCAAACGCTGCAAGTATGCCGTCGTCAACAACTGCTTGACTGTATGGTCTGTTGTCTGTTGCATACTTTTTATCATCTGCGCTTGGAGACATCATGTAACTCCACTTGCCTCTATCTTCAATTCGAATGCTGTGGTAGACTTGTCCGTTTGCTGTAGCAAGGAATGGACTTGCACAATCGTAGGTGATCATAAAGTTCTTGTTGTGATGCTCTCTAACAGCTCTTTGAATGTCAGTAAGCAAGACAGCCCACTCAAGTTTGCTTGTACCAAGAAAGTGCATAACATCGTGCAATCCTTCTTCGAGCAAGCCGTCGTGTATCATGTGTACAATGCGTCGCAAAATAAGATGCACGTCGCACATATTTTGTCCACCCATTGCCCATCCATCAAAGTGAGTGTCTGGATACTTTACAGGATCGCAATAGTCTTTAAACTCTTCGTACCAGTTATCGGCATCGGCATGATTGCTGCCCTGTAACACGTTTAGTACTTTAAAATTACCACGACGGTTGTCCATGTAATACTTTGCATTAATGTGAGTTGCATCGACTGCATCTTGGTAGCTGTTAATACCAGCTGCTTTTGCAGCTTTCTTATCCTGGAAAGTCCATGTTGGAATATCTAACATCATTCCGTAGTCCATGTACTCTTCCATCCAGTTAAGCACTTGCTCACGTTTCTTTTGTGCAAGTGGGCAATTTGGATCTGCCCACTTTCCTGGCCATAGTCCTTTAGCAATTTGGAAACCTCCACTATCGCCCAAGATCCAACTATTTTCTCTGTCGCGGTTGCGTAACATATCTTCTTTTTCAGAATGCTTGTTAATATCAAG